GAAGTTTTCGGTAATCTTAGCTATACTTCGGTCTTTCGCAGAGCTCACAATGCTCACATTTGGAAACCACCTCTTGAGGATTCTCATCTTGTTCTCCACTGGAAGTGGGTTTTTTGCATTACCTGTAGAGTGTGACACCACAACAATTGGAGTTTTATTTGATTTACGAGCAGTCTCTATGACCTGTTCAATCATCATTCTATGACCCTTGTGGGGTGGGTTGAAACGACCATATGTGAATACCACAGACTTCATTTATATATTATTAACATATAATAAATGACTACTAATGGTTTAAAGTTTAACCTATGATATAATAATAGATATGGGTATATTCTATTTTCCATGTAATTTTGTTTACTGGCGGAAAATTGAAAAACATAACATATATAAGAATACCATTATTGATTTTATGGATAGTCATGAATATCTTTTTGATGCAGATTCATTAATTTCAAATGGTTCCACGACTTTTAAACGTCAAAATGAGAAATTTTCAAGAGAAAATCAGGATTTCATTCAAGATGTTGTTTGGAACACAGTTGACGAAGTAATAAATATTTTAAACTCTAAAGAAGATACACGAAAAATATCATTATCTGAATCTTATATAACCGGTTCATGGATATCCAAATATAAGGATAACGCCACTGTAGCAATGCATGAGCATTTTAGTGGCGGGTTTCATTCACCGTCATTTTCAATAGTATATATAGTAAAAGATCCAAATGAACGAAATACATTAGTTTTTGTGGAACCATTTACACAATCTAAGAGTACATTTGGAATGAATGAACAAATGTTTGATACATCACTTGAAAGTGAAATAGGTGAAGGATCAGTTATAATATTTCCGGCATCTTTGCAACATAGAGTTGATTTGATGAAAAAACCTGGAAGAATCATAATGTCTTTTAATATTTCATCCACTTTCACAAATGGTTAAAGTTTAACCTATGATTATATCATAGGTATGGGGATATTTTACTTTCCATGTGATTTTGTTTATTGGAGAAATATAAATGAACATGACCATTTAAGAAAGCAATTACTTGATCAGATTGAAACTAAGCAGGAATTATTTTCTAAAACAGCTTATATAGATAAAGGTGTAGGGACGGTAGGAAAATCATCAGGTTTATGGATTATCGAGGATAACCCCACAATAATAAAAACTATAGTGTGGGATAGTTTAGATATTCTTATAAAAGAAATGAACTCTAGACCTAATTATAAATCAATTGATATTACTAATTCCTTTATATCTAATTGTTGGTTTATAAAATACGACAGTGGTGCAACAACGTCTATACATTGTCATGATGATGATAATCCTGCCATCATCAAGGATGATAATAAATTATATAAGTGTATGTTTTCATTCATTTATATCTTAAATGATAATAATGAAAAAAATCAAACTGAGTTTATTCAACCTAATATGGCAGGTACAACTGTAAGTGAGAGTCGTGATACTAGATTTAAAACATCCGAAGTTGAAGATATACGAGAAGGTGCTATTATTATATTTCCTTCAAATCTATATCATCAGGTAAATATTATGTATAAACCAAATCGTGTCGTATTTTCCGGAAACATATACTCAACATTTGAATAATTAGTTAAAGTTTAATAAACTTTATTGAATAAGAATGCCACATTTACAATTTCCAACTACTTACGTTTATTGGGAAAATCTAAAAGACCATGATGAATTGAAAAGAAAATACATGCCGATTATAGATAAAATAGAACAAGATAACCCGAATGAGGTAAAGAATCCATTTGATGCTTGTACAGTAAAATGTATGTCTATTACAAGTGGTCCTAAAATTAATAATTTTTTAGAACCATCTGATATGACTAAAATTATATGGAATCCACTTGATAATTTTATAAAAGAAATAAACTCTAAATATCAATATAAAATATCTGTAAAAGAATCATTTGTTAGTGGTTATTGGTTTAACACTTATGATAAATATGATAATCAGGATTTACATTGTCATATTGAACATAAAAGGATTAAAAATGGTGTTCTATATCACGCGATCTTTTCAGGTGTGTATATTCTAAATGACGAGAATGAATCAAGTTCTCTTCTTTTTAGGAGTTCTAGAGAACAACCATTTACCGATCCTACAATTGAATACACGTTTGATACAGGTAAGACTAGTGATATAAAAGAAGGTACCGTTATGATTTTTCCTGTTCAACTTTTACATATGGTGAGAAACTGTATAAAACCTGGAAGAAGGACAATTGCATTTAATATTTTTAGTTCGTTGTTATAAATCAAGTAATCCTAAATATGTTAGGACAATCCACATAACACCAACACCGATCACAGTCACACCAGCAATGCCATTAAGGGTCATAATTTTGACAGTTCCACCTGGGACAAGACCTAACGTACCACCTACAAGTGACATACTTGCGATTGATGTTATGAAAAACCCTAGCATATACAAAAATAGACGGAAATTATCATTTAAGAAGAGTGCTGGGAGAATATATACTATACCACTCAAACCAGATACACCGTGGATACCACCAATTACATAAGCACTCGTAGGGCTATCAGTGAATGTATCACCCATTCTCCATGTTTTGAACTTATCCCAAAGTGTTTTACTTTCACTGACAGCGTCGGTAGCTGTGTGGATATGTGTTAGATGGTGATCATGTGCTTCGGTGTGAGCATCTGATACAGATATCACGGGTAAAGGTAAGCCGTCCGTCGGATGTCCCGCGAGTTCCGTGTCAGTTTCACCATTAATATGCTTTAAACGTTTTTTTTCATTTTTACACCATTTATAAAGTGAGTAGAGGGTAGCAGTTCCAATACATATCATCATTGATCCCACAATATAATCACTTGCCGTTCCAATTTGATCTATTGGGATTTCATCTCTAAAGATCATAAATATACTTGTCATAAAACTCAGACCTATTGTATGTCCAATCCCCCACCTAAATCCTTGTGATGCACATTTTTTCCATGTAGAAAATGAATTACTATTTTCATTTAAATGTTCGCGTCTCTTTACACCTGAGACGAGTAGGAACAATGCACTCACATGATCTGGACCGAGTAAGACATGTGTAACACCAACTAACATTGCAACTAAAAAAGAAGTTAGTGGTGTAGCTGTATCTAAATAAGAAACATCTACCATGTTATTGAGTTAAAGATATATATCTTTAACTCAATAACAATAGTTATAAAGGTAGGTATTACGTGTTAAAACCAAGGGTACTTATGAACCCAAAGATTACATACCCATTTTTCACCAGACTTTACAGGTGCCCCACCGTGTAAAGCCTTGGACGTAATTAACTCGTAATTGTCTAGGGTATTGAAAAAGAGTGCATCACCTTTGTTTAGTTTATATTTCTTTCTAAGATTTGGAAATACAGTTTCACCTTCTTCATAGTCATCATTGAGAGCTAAAATGATCGTATACATTCTCTTGTTCCCCTTTGTATCACTGAATGTATCTTGATGTGGCTTATAAAACCCACCTGATTTGTAACGCAGTACCTGTAACTTTTCACAGTTTTTAAGTGGTCTATCGGTGAGACCAGCACATTTCTCTGTAACTCGGTTCACAATTGGGTCTTCTAGATCCAACCACGCCGTATCACTATCTCTCACAGTTTTGTCAATAGTTTTATTCTCTGCTACTGTTGATACATAAAATTTACTCTCAGCCTCTTTTTTTATATGATTGATCTCTTCCTCTGTCAAGAAATTTGGTATCACCCTAGGTTTTGTATATGTTGGTATGAGATACCATACCAAAAATAGAATAGCTAATAAAAGTAGCATCTTATATTTAGTGTAGATAAATATTATAGGGAACGACACAATTGTACCTCTTCCGTATTGTGGTTACAATATCATTGGCATATTCAATTAATTTTTTACATATCATTATAATTTCACTATATTTTCTGGGTTCAATAACATATTGTCTTAAGAGATCCCCACCTGTATCTATGACCATTCGGAAAATATTATTAATGTCCCTGTATCGCTCTATCTGTTTGTCACGTCTCTGTATTTCTTTCTTAAAGGGTGTCTCTTCAATCTCATTTAACATATAAGCTACACGCAGATATCGGTTGTCACCATCGTACATATCACCATATCTATATATGAGGTCCCTATCAAGTTGACTTAGTGTCATAGCAAATCGCGTGATGTTGTCTGGTGCGTCTATCTCACGAAGTTCCCTAAATGTTGGAACTCCACCACATGGTATATCTCCGTGTTCCCTAGATGAGATGCGATCTCTTTTAAATTCCATATAATGGGGGTTATGTATTCTCCCCATTTCTATTTGACCTGATATCCAGTCAAATGCAGTATGACAATCTGGACACCACATCTGTCGGCACCCGGATAGTTTTTGTATCATGGTTCCACACTTTGGACATGGCTTTGTATCCTTCTTTAAAAGTTTCATAGTCTTCACAGCATCTGGGTCACATATATGATCCTCACAGACCTCTTCATTACACTGTTCACAAAAGTGTCTATCGCATAAGCCACAGAACCAATCCTCATTCATGAACCCTTTACACTCTTCCGTGGGGCATTTTCGAATGAACTTTTTAGGTTCTTCACCCACTACAAGTTCACCACCATGACGAAGTCTCTCAAGTTCCC